TCAAATTAAAAATTAACCGTATCGATTCCACGATGACCTCGCCAATCTCCCTTTGGCTAAGTGAATGCGAACGGTTAATGTATCTCGTTTTCCAAGAAAGCAACTTCTACGATAGTATGGCGGTTCTATACTTCGACCTCGTTGTCTTCGGCACCGCAGCTATGATAATCTACGAGGACTTCGATAATGTCATCCATTGTTATAACCCATGCCTCGGGGAATACTACGTCGATAATGATGGATTCCTCCGGCCGGTGGTTCTATACAGAGAATTCACTTACACAGTCGCCCAAACCGTTGAGCAGTTTGGAATTGAGAATGTTTCGCCGACAATTCGCAGACTTTATGAGGATGGTGCAGGATCAAATCTTACGCGAGAACTCATTGTCGCCCACGCAATAGAACCAAACGAAGGACCAGACTATTATGGCTGCGACAAACGATTCAAATTCCGCGAATGTTACTGGGAATGGGGAGGATCTACGTCACCTCAAGGGGGATCTTCATCTCCTGTTGGATTTTTGCGGAAAACAGGATTCCACGAGCAACCCCACATTGTTGTACGATGGGACCTGGTCAGTAACGATCCGTATGGTCGTTCCCCAGGAATGGATGCCGTCTTTGACGTCAAGCAACTCCAACAAGAGCAAAGGCAAAAAGCGAAAGCCATCGAGAAAATGGTCAACCCCCCGTTTGTCGCGGATATGCAGCTCAAAAACCAGCCAGCCTCTCTTCTACCAGGGGGTATTACTTATGTCAGTGGATACACCTCCTCAGGAAAGCCCGGTTTCTCTAGCGTGTATGATTCAAAATTCCCAATTGGGGACATGGTGGAGGATCTGAATGAGGTTAGAGATAGAATTAGGAAGATTTTCTTCAACGATATCATTCAACCAATTTCACAGTACGAGACACGAAGCAACGTTACCGCTAATGAGATTGATGCTCGCCGTGCAGAGGCCTTGGTGTTGCTTGGACCTGTTCTGGAACGAATATACCACGAAGGACTCAAAAACATCATCGAGCGAGTGTTTGCAATTATGTCTCGGGGCAGAATTCTGCCACCTCCTCCCAGAGAGATCAAAGGACAAAACATCAACATCGAATTCGTCTCAATGCTTAACCAAGCACAGGCAGCAGCCGCTACCGGTGGGATCGAAAGACTTCTAGGGCTTGCTGGAAATCTCGTAGGAGTGGATCCGGCCGTAATGGACAATATCGATATCGATTACGCGTTAGATAAATATTCTTCGCTGATGCAGAATGACCCAAAGATCATTCGCTCGCCCGACGCGTTGCAGCAAATCCGTGCACAACGACAACAGCAACAGCAACAAGCGGCCCAAGCCCAACAAGCTGAGCAAGCACAGAAGTACGCGCAAAGCGCAAAAGTTCTTTCTGACACCCCAGTGGGCGGTGGACGTAGCGCGCTTGAGTCGATGATGGGAACATGAACTACAATGCAGGCGAACCGACTCACGTTCGAGGAGCTAAAAAGCAAGCTGAACTCGTTGAACGTAAGCGAAGAGAGATTATTAGTGGAATTATGTCTACGGCATCCGGAAGGAGTTGGGTGCTTGATTTCATGGATACCTGCAACATGTTCACTGTCCATGAACCACCGTTCGATCCCATCAATGTGGCTTTCCGAGAGGGCCAACGTCACATTGGCATGCGGCTGCTCAACGATATTATGTCTGCCTGCCCCGACCGCTACATTACAATGATGCAAGAGAGGAGTGAGAGAGATGCCTCCAGAGACAGTAGCCGAACCCGTAAGCCCGACCCCGACGACCCCGACCCCAACCCCAGTGGAGGCAACGGTCGAGACGACGACGACAACTGGGTCCGCTACGACTCCGAGCCTCCTCAATGAACCCACTCCTCCTCCAGTCGCCCCGAGCGAATATTCCGCTTGGAACCTCCCGCAAGGGTGGGAGCTACAAGAAGATGCTGGAAAAGAAATCAACTCCATGTTCAAGGAAATGTCTCTTACCCAAGAGAATGGTCAACGACTAATTGACTCCTTCATTAAATATACAAATGAATCCCAATCTCGCCCTTATCAAGTCTACCAGGACATGCGACAAAACTGGCGCAACGAAATCGCGAACGATCCTCAGCTTGGTGGGAAACTTAACCAAGTAAAACAAACCGTGAGTCGCGCAATCGATACTCTCGGTAACGCTAAGCTCATTCAAGAGTTCAAAGAATCGCTAGACTTTACCGGTGTCGGAGACAATCCGGGCTTCATCCGGGCGTTCTATGCCTTCGCTCAACGCTTGACTGAGTCTACCCACGTCGTAGGTAACGGCCCCGCACCAACTGGTCAAAACCGTACCGGCTCTGGTGCTCATCCGGGTGTTGCCCGTGCGATGTATCCTGACCTTCCATCCTCATCATAGGAGACTTAAATGGCTACAGTCGGCGCAACCGCGCTAACTTACATGGACTGGGCCAAGAGGGTAGACGATGGATACAAAATCGCATCCATCATTGAACTCTTGAGCCAAACTAATGAGATCCTCGACGACATGCTTGTGGTCGAAGGTAATCTTCCTACTGGTCACAAAACGACAGTACGGACTGGCTTACCACAAGCAACATGGCGGCTTCTCAACCTTGGTGTTCCAAATACCAAGTCGACAACCGCACAGATTGTGGACACTGTTGGTAACTTGGAAACGTACGCCGTTATCGATAAGGATGTCGCGGATCTTAACGGTAACACTGCCGAGTTCAGGCTATCGGAAGTCAAGGCCTTCCTCGAAGGAATGTCCCAGCAGGTTGCCTCGACGTTAATCTACGGCAACCAGTTCACCAACCCGGAAAGGTTTTCTGGCCTTTCCCCGCGCTACTCCACTGTCACTGCGGCCAACGCAATGACGGCAGCAAACGTCCTCGATGGTGGCGGAGTCGCCTCGACCAATTCCTCTTTGTGGATTGTGGTTTGGGGCAGTGACACCTGCCATGCAACCTTCCCCAAGGGAAAGATCACCGGCCTCCAACACCGCGATATGGGTGAGTGGCCCGTGCAGGATTCCTTTGGTAATACCTTCCAAGCGTACCGGGACCACTTCAAGTGGGAAATTGGACTCGTATTGAGGGATTGGCGTTATGTCGTCAGAATCTCCAACATCGACGTTACCCAACTTACCGGCGTCAATGCTGCGAACCTCATTAACCTACTCGTACGTGGGCTGTATCGCCTACCTACCGCCCCGGTTAGTGCAACCACCATCCAAACCTCGGATACGCCAGAAGTCCGGGCTAATATGGGCAGAACCGTCATCTACGGGAACCGTGTACTACGGACTTATCTCGACCTACAAGCCATGAACAAAACCAACGTTCTCTTGCGGATCGAGGAGTTCAACGGCATTCCAGTTACAACTTTCCGTGGCATCCCTGTTCGTACTTGTGATGCAATCCTCAACAACGAAGCAAGGGTGGTGTGACATGATTCTTGACTTCTTCGCACAGTTCACCGGCGGTTCTGGTGGCGCTGGTAACAATGACCAAGCTACAGACTCACCAACTACTGGTACGCAAGTCTCATCGCAGATCCTTGATCTGCATATGCTCGGCATCCCTATCTTGGTTACTAACCAAGGTGCAAGGGATATGGGCATTGGTGATGACCCATCGCTTAAGCTGATGGTTGAAGTTACCACCGCCTTCACAGGTGGGACCAGTCTTGGGGTCAACTTCCAGGGTGCGCCAGATAATGGTTCGGGCTCCCCTGGATCCTTTACCACTTACGTGACTGGTCCTGTGGTTACGACAGCGAACCTCATCGTTGGAGCGAGAGTGTTGGAGATTGACGTTCCGCGTCCACCTCCAGGTATTCCGTTCCCGAGGTTCCTCCAACTCCAGTACGCGAATACTGGATCGTTTACCGCTGGAAAGCTTCGTGGCGATATTGTTCTCGATCGTCATGATCAACCGTTGCAGTCTAACGCTACGCTTGGTGGTTATCCTCCTGGCGTGGTGATTGCGAACTAGCATGAAGCGGTATAAGGGTATCGTGCTTGGGGCAGCGCTTGCTGCCCTTGGCACCCTCGCGTTGGCACAGCCAACAGTAAACATCTTCAATGGTGGTGAACTGTTAAACCTAACGAGTACTGGTGGGTCTGGCGTTCAGGCTCAGCTCTCCACGATTAATGGCTTAACCACAGTCCGTACACTAGCCACTGTTGGCTTTGGTACGCAAACACTAACGTCGGCAGACGAGTATTTTGTTTTAACCGGCACGACTGCGACAGGTACAATCAACTTACCCAATCCAGCATCAAATGGTGAGAGGATTGTTATCGCTAATGGTAACAACGCCATTAGCGGTACTATTACTGTTGCGGTTGCTGGAACAACACAGTCGCAAACTCTAGGTCCGGGTGGCGCCTACGCTACTACGCTGGCAGCTAACGCCAGTATCGAATACCTCTACTCTTGGACCTCACAAACCAACCAAACTGGCACATGGTATAGGGTACGATGAAACGGTTTGCTTGGATCGTTGGGCTTTCTCTTCTCGCATGGGGAGCGAAAGCCCAACCCTATGTTCCTCCAGTCAATACCCCAACGACGAATAGCTCGGTGACGATAACAACCGGGAGCACATTCCAAACCATTCTCACGGCGGTACCAACTCCTGGCCCAACCGGCGCAGGTCAACGTCACTCTCTAACAATCCAAAACAACAACGTCACCGCTGATAACTGCTGGATCTTTATTGGTGCAACAGGATCGGCAACGAAGCCAACTAGTATCCTTCTCCCGCAAGGTGCAAGCTACACTCGTTACTTTCCATTCATCCCCTCGGACAACATCGCAGGCACATGCGCAACAACCGGCGACTCGATCTATGTAGATACGCAGTAGTTGCTGCCATTCTTGCTGCCACTCCAGCGCTAGCTGATGGAATCAGTAATAACATTACTTCTGCTCAGGATGGAATTAAAACTCCTCCTGGAGCAGTAGTGAGCCCTGGCTTGCATGGGAAGGTGTTGTTAGTGAATGGAATAGCGTTCCTACTTCTTAATGATGGAGTGAACAAGGTATGTCTAGCCGGAGGTTGTGTCTAGCCGCGCTAGCGCTAGCACTTAGCGCCAGCGCTGCACATGCCGATAGTACGGTTTCTGCGCTAACGGCTGCTAGTGCGTTAACTGGGCCGGAATTATTCTATTGCGTTCAGAGCGCAGCAGACCGTAAGTGTACGGCAACGCAGCTGCAAACCTTTATTGGTGGTGGTGGAACGACGATCGGCACGTCAACCATCACCGGCGGTACCAGCGGTAATTTTCTTTACAACAATGCCGGTATCTACGGCGAGCGTACCCCCACGCAGACGACTGCGGTGCTCATTCCGTTTTCCACGTCTACCACAGCGCAAGGTGTCGTCCCCGGTAGTAACGGTGCGGCGGCGACATCTTTCTTGAATGCGACTGGTGCTTGGTCGGTACCAGCGGGCGGTAGTGGTGGCGTTACCATAGGCGCGACCATCACCGGATCCTGCACTTCAGGGTTCAACCTTTACAGCAACGCAGGCGTTATAGGTTGTCAGGCGAACGGTGGGGGTGGGTTGCCGATCATTGGTACCGGCGCAACCGTCACGGCGAGCGCGCCTCTGCTCGATTTAAGTCAGACATTCAACAATGCGGCTGTCACTTTCACGGGTATTCGCACGAATTTCACGAATACGGCGAGTGCCGCTGCATCGAAGCTGTTCGATTTCCAAGTCGGCGGCGGCAGCTTCATGTACGCCTCGACGGATGGCGCTGTCACCATCAGTCAACAGACGGCGGCCACAAGCAGTTTCGCTTTGACTATCATCCAGCAAGGCGCCACGATTGCCACTTTCAGCTCGGCGAGTAGTGGCCTGAGCCTTTACCAAAATCTCGTTCTCGCCAACGGTGTCGGGCAAGCCATCAATTGGGGCGGCGGCGCCCTCCTATACGAAGACGTGGCCTTCATCCTCGGCCAGCGCAACGGTGCCAATGCGCAGGGCTTTCGCGTCTACAACACGGCCGATACTGGCACTGGGAACCCTACGAATTACGAACGCGCCGTGCTGGATTGGACGACAACCGGGAGCACGTTTACTGTTGGGACGCAGATGGGAGGTACGGGCCTAGCACGTCCTATGATGTTGGTTCAGACCGGTTTATACAGTGCAGCAGGAACTGCTTTACCAACATGCGTTGCTGGATTGAAGGGCGCGCGAACGGTCGTTAGCGATGCAACAGCACCCACATACAACGCAAACTACGCTAGCGGTGGCGCTATTACAGCTAATGTGCTTTGCAATGGCTCAAACTGGGTAACGCAGTGAGGAGGAGTCGATGGCTGACTTTAACTATCAACTATCTGCGCCGTGGGACGGTGGCGCGGAGATCAACAAGAGCGTGGTGTACACGGTTACTAATGAGTACATCGCGGACTTCTTCGAATGTTACCGCGCATCCTACGGACAGATTAAGGATAAAGATTCTGGGGAAATGCGCGACATGACTGACGAGGAGACTTTTGCAAAATGGGCACATGGAGTAATGATGGGGACCGACGCGAACGTGCGACGTTATGTCGAGGACAAGGCAAAGCAAGATGCTGTCGCTGGCTTGCCGCCTCCGCAGGAATTGCCACCGCCGTGGGAGCAGTAGCATTCGCGCAGCCAGAGCCGCCTAAGCGTGACGCATATTTCTGGTGTCAACAACAAAGGAACTTCTTTGCCGATACCGCAGCGCAGAATGCAGCGGAAGCCTCTCGCATACAAGAGGAGCTGGATAAGGTAAAGAAGGAACTTGAAGAGCTGAAGAAGGAGAATAAGTGATGGCTAGATGGAAACTTAAAGATAAACACTATCTCAACGTGAAGGATACGGAATGGGAATATAAAGAGATAGATCAGGCTACTGGCAGGCAGGCGCGGAAGGTCTACAATGTCCCACGCTACCTGGATCCAGAGTCTCCAGGAGATTGCAACTATCCCGGGGAGATTATTGTTTCTCACGAGGCACATGGGAGAGATTACGTTTTTGAGGGTCCGCCTACGCCAGATATGGAACCTCTCGACGAAGAGGCGAAGATGATTACTGAATCACTTCGTTCTGGCTGGAAGCATCCAATGCATGAGTTCGATATGAACTATTCGCAAAGCATGCTTTCAACTTTTGAAAAGCAACTTGCGGATGTTATAGCAAGGCAGGGTGGAGTACCGAAAGCACAACCGGATATATCAAAGATCGAGGCACAGATCGCAGAGCTAATAGCGAAGAATGCTGAACTCGAGGAGAAGCTTGCCAAAGGTATAAGAAGGGTATAGTGGCAATCTACCGCGCACTCAACGATCTTGCCCTTCCCGGCTCAGTCTGGGTAGCAGCGAATTCTATGTTGTCTGACGCTGCTGGTGGCAATATTCCAGTGGGATGGACTCCACCACTTTCCGTCGAACCATTGGATATGGATGCTGCTGCAAGGTATTGGACTGCCGGGCCGATTGGGATGGCTGACGCGGAGCCAACTAGATCCTACAGCCTAAAATATTCGTACATCACCCCTGCACCGGCTACCTATTGGACTAAAGCTCCTGGGTATACACCAGATAACCCACAGTTCATTCTAACTGGAATTGGAGCAGTTTTCGGTCCGAGATTGCCAATCCCGCAAACACAAATACCAACCCCTCCTGCTACTGGTGGTCCAATATCGAGTGCGGGAGTGTTTACTCCTCAAGGAAAGCTGGTCAGAACAATCTGGGTGGGAAGCCTCAATGATCCTCGTGTTGCCAATCCTGCTGCTGCTTGGGATGGAACTGATGATAACAATG